CCTAACTTAGCGAATGGTCTGTTCTTGTCAATGACAAATGTTGTAGTGTTCTGAAGTATCTCATCCTCTGACTCAACATCACGCTCCAACTTAATACATATGATAGCTTCCTCTTCAAGTGAGGCAGCATACTTAGTACGTCCATCGTCATTAACCTGTGAGATAAATACCACACCAATGTTCAACTCCTTGGCAAGCTGTGCCATACGTGAGCCTAGTGTAGTAAGTACACTGGTAGCACCATCAACACCAGTACTGGACAAGTAAGCCAGTCGTTGTACGTGGTCAATGAAGATGAACCCTGCACCATAGACTGAAGCCGATAGCCTTACGTAGTCCAGTAGCTTGAGTGGATCATCATGACCACGCATCTCAAAGATGATAGTACGTTCACCCTGTGTAGCTGCCTGAGCAGCCTTGATCACATCCTCCTCACTTATGCCGGCATCTCTTGCATCATCCTTAGTACGGACGTTGATACCTAGGTGGTAGGTAGCCATAGCACGGTAGGTTGTAGACTTCATCTCCTCCATGTGGAGCAGGGCAATACGTGTCTCCTCATCACGCAGTAAGCCAGTCTCAAAGTACCGAACAACTTCGGTCTTACCCATACCACGAGGAGCTTTGATAAAGGTAAGACCTCCCTTAACCATGCCCCTGATCTTTTCGTCAAGGCCAGCGTGACCAGTGGGTACATACTCGTAAGGGTTCTCGTTAAGGATTGCTGCTTCCACATCTGCATCAGAGCAGAAGAAGTTCTCAGGTGAATATCTTTGTGGCTTCCTTGCAGCCCACATGAGAGCATCACTATCACCTGACTCAAGGAACTCATTAGCATCCTTATGCTTAGACATCGGCACATAGTAGAACTTATCTGGGAAGGCTTGGTACAACTTGTCAGCTGCCCTACGTCCAGCATCGTCAAGCTCACCTGCATATACAAGTTCTTTGAATGACGACAGATAAGCATGGTTGTGCTTGATGAATTTCTCTCCGATGGATGCGCTGGGCAATGACTTCACGGGGAATGTCTTGCCTAGTATCTGATACAGGCTGGCTGCATCAAACTCACCTTCGGTAATATAAATACGATTGCTTGAGCCTGCGTTAAACTCAGGGCCAAACAGCATGTTCATACCTAGGCCACGGTCTTTGACCCAGGACTTAGACTTGTCGTTGAACATGCGATACTTAACTGTGTGCGGGTACTTGTAAGCATATCGTACTGGCTTACCGTCCTCGCCCAGTTGTAATTGAATGCCGTACATCTCACAGACATCAGGCTCTATGCCCCTGATACCTTTGTATGTCGAACTCTTAACCTCTATTGTCATAGGGTTTCTCCTCTCTCGTAGTGGATACTCTGTCGCTGCCCATGAGAAGGTGGCTGGCATGCCTTTCTCTGGGTACGATCTGCTACAAGAATGACAGTGACCAAAGCCATCGTCATTCCAATTGAATGCATCACTTGATCCACACTCTTCGTATGGGCAAGCTAAGTGCGGGTTATCTCCTGTCTTCATCATCATAAAACATATCCATCATTATAGCCCAGATATACATGACAGCTACAAGAGGCCATGTCAAGGCTAGTTTTATTGGTGCGTTCTGACTCTCGTCATCAATGGGATCAACCAGCCCGAAGACTAGCATCATCCCAAGGAAGTACATGAACAGTGCAATCCAAAGTTCCATTAGTCATCCCTTACTTTTAATCTAAACATACCTTCTGTACTTTGCAGTGAGGCAGCTATGTCAAGCAACTGTTGGTAGCTCAGTAGTATCATGTCCGTACTATTCCACTGATCGTCATGCTGCGATATAAATACAGTACCATCTTCAGTAAGAATAACCTCAACATCAAGGAACTCATCCTCTTGGTCAAGTGTAACAACAGTAACTTTATCGTGTGAAAATTCTACAGTATACACTACCACTGCTCCTTGTTCATGTATGCACGTAGCTTAGCCCTACTCTTCTCAGAGCTATCGAAGCTACGTATCTCACCTTCACGTTCAACAACAACACCAGTGTTCCACTTGGTTGCTTCCTCCTCCGCTTGCTTCCTATTGTTAAACAGTAAGGGAGATGAATATATTGTGAATGGATTTTCATCTGCAACATATGACCACTCCCCCCTCTCTATCTCAATCATCACTGCATACTTCATTACAACTTCTCCTCTCCATTAAGTTGATTGATACGCATGCTTGCGTACCTGATAACTTTCTCCAAGTCAATGATCTCACTTTCAACTTGGTCCTTGCCCTCATATAATTTGAAGCCAGCCCTGCTACTGTACTTAATAAGGTTGCCACGCCAAAACTCAAAGCCGTTACGCATGATGTAAGTAATAGGTTCAATACTCCACCTTGAATAGTGACTAGGCTCATTTACAATGTCATGTGTATTGATCCACTCTTTAATCATATCTATCCTCCTTGTCCTCTCGTTTTGCTTTCTGTATCCGTTCATACCTATTGAACAGTTGTTCAAACTTCCACTGGTACAGCTGCTGCATACCCATCAAAGCATTCATAATCTCATCCTCTGTAGGCTCAGGATAACCATCACCAATCTGTTTGAACACCGTTTCAATGTCATTGCAGACTGACCAGCAGTCCATAATGTGTGGCTCTAAGTCATATATTTTAGCCATGAGCCTAGTACTCCCCAGTCGTATCAGTTATTGATAGCAGGTCAGCTATACTACCAGGTACTTCATGTTGGCAGTGGTACTCTCTTATTTCCTTATCTGTTTTCATCTCCTCGGCAAACTCCTCAGCTTTTTCATAGGAATTAAAGGTACCTAGTTCGTACCACCTGTTGTAAGTTACTGTATATTCACTCATCTCTCAATGCCTCCCATGATATTTGAAATAACTCTTTCATCTCTTTGCTGATTGCACCAGCTACTACTCGTGTCTCTGCTTGTGTGTCAGGCTTACAGCGAAGGTTACACATGTCACTAAAGGCATCGAGGCTACCTGACCAGTACCATTCAGTCATAGTGGACTGTGGCAGCACCATACGGGCTTGCTCTGGGCATACATTATTTTTTAATAGTTCTTCATATATCATAAGGGTATTAGAGTACACGTTATCTTCTACACAACTAGATGTGTCCATTTCCCAGTAATCAGCTAAGTATGCTTTGTCATCTGCATACTCATCAGTATCATCACAAAGTAGTTCGTTTACGAAACCACTACCACTACCTTGTTTCTTATCTTTAGCTTTCTCTCTCCAATTATCAGGTAAATAAAACTCCGGTTCATCACTGACATACCTACGACTAATCTCATTCCAACGTAGGAACTTATGCTTGACCAGCTGCCTTGCGACAAAGACAGGTGCCTTGATGTGGAAGGATGCAAAAGCATGTCCGAATGGTGACATATGCCTATGCTTGGCTAGGTACTTGATAAGTTTTCTATCTGTATCGTGCAGTACAACACTTGTCTTATCACCATGAGTCACAGTACCAAGGGCCTCTCGCTTCTTGCCGAAGGATACCCGTGCTGCATTCACCACCGATAGGTCACTGCCCATGTGGTCTATGTATGTTACTTCAATCATCTTATTCTACCTCCAAATATATACAAGCAATCTTAATGTTTGTGCTTGTCTTCATAACCTTTGCTGATTTCGATGCTACAACACATTTATGAGAGCTATCATAGGAACCCAACTGAAAGTGTTCAACCCCCAACCCAGTCACTAATTTCAACCATACTAATACCCACATAATTTAATCTCCTTCCATTATATTTTATAACTTACTTAGCCAATGTGTGCAATCGTCGTGTGGATCATCTATTAGATTTCTCCTTGGTCCACCCTGCGGGACTCGAACCTGCAACCTACTGCTTAGAAGGCAGTTGCTCTGTCCAGTTGAGCTAAGGGTGGGTACTTAAAGTATTACCTTAAGTAATATATTATTTATATATTATAATAAGATTAAAATACTTTAAGTAATACTATAAGTATATTATATAGGGGAGCTTGGACATTCTGTCAAGTGCGACATATTGTCAGAAGTATTTGTA